GAATGGAGTATCAATTCCACCACCATTACTACCTAATAGCATAGTTGAATATGATATTACATTATAAAAAAGAATAGATTATTGTGCATATGATGAAGATAATGTTCATTTACTCACTGATTTATATCATGGAATAACGAAAAAAGTAGTTTAATGGAGATTAAAAACAGCATCAACACCAGCAGCAAATTTGTTTGGTTATGGTAATTAAATTCCATTACCTATAGTTTAGGTATCCAAACCAGCAACATAAGTAGTAAATAAGTTTTAATCTATGTTTTAAAGAAATGTTCCATCAAATTCTTCTAACTTAAATAGTTTTTATGGTAGATAAGGAGATTCATTAGCTAATAGTTAAAATAGAAGTAATACATAATATAGATAAAATTTATAATTTAAGGATGCTTCAGTATATGAAAGTATAAAAATATGTTATTAGAATGTATAAATTGAAGCATATCATAAACCTAATGTAGGAAAGAAATATTGGTGGATTGAAATGAAAAGATGTGAATATGGAATAGACGAGTTATTCCAAATATATGGAAAATAAGAAGATGGGAAACACTATTTTAATCATGGTATTGTAGAAGGAAAATTTGATATTATGACAAACATGAGATGGTGGAATATTTAAAAAACAAAAATAAATTTATCTCCCAATTATATTGAACATTCTTATGCTTTCGCAAGCAGTTTTTGGTTCAATAGAAAAATGATAAAATAAGTATACGAGCGAATGGAATATTTTAATATACCATTAGTAACAAATACACCTGATGTAGCTGAATTATCATAAATATAATATTTAAGGACTAAAGATGATAAGGCAAATAGAAATTTAAAAATATAAATAAGTAGTAAGAGTTAAAACCATAAATGGAATGACTTCATTAGAATGTCAAACCTCGAAGGTTATAATCATGAATCTTATGATATTACTTTTAAATAAGCTACGCTTTATTATTTTAAAATTTAACCAAGAAAAGAATTAGCATCATTAGAGTTAATGTTAGCAATGGAAAAAGGTTACAATGACGGAAAATTAGATAGAAAGAGATTAGCATAATGGAGAGAATGTTTTGCAGAAGCATTATTAACAGCAGAAGACTTTCAGCATTTACCTAAACAATTAGAAAAATAATGGTAAGAATTTGAACAAATGGCTAAAAAATGTAAAAAGAACAAAAGTGGTAAATTAATCGACGTCTTTTCTTAAAGATTTAAAACAGATTTAAAATTATTTGAACTTGTTAAGAACAATTTAAAAGAAGTCGATTTTAATTAATCAGTGCATTAGAAAGTCAATTTAAAAGCAGCAATTGAAATAATACGAAAAGCTACAAGTAAAGGTGGACCATTAAATTAATAAATTAGATGGTAAATCAATATATTGATAGCATGTTTAAGAAAATGGACAGAACCAGCGGTTATATCTATGATGTTCAGTGCTGCTTCAAATATGTAATTTAGAAGATAATTTACCAGCTTACATAGAAGAAAAGTGTTTAATTTGAGTTAAGATGATTTTATAAAAGTAATGAAGAAACATCACACAGCAGTGAGAAGAACACAACATGATATGGACTTTAAATTTTTAGATAGTCAATAATATGCATTAGCATAATATTTTCAAGATCTAACAAGTAAAGCAATGTATGGAGTTGATTGGAAAGAAGAATTATAACATAGAACAGAAGAACCAGTAATAAAAATGAGTGTAAATGGAAGATAAGAATATTCAGCAGAATAATTTTAATTTAATAGAAATGAGTAGTTAAGAAATTTATTTAGAAAACTAGTAACAGAAGATACAATATAAGAGGATTTAGATGATTACTTAAAAAGAATGCCAGAATGGGTAAAATCTGGTAGTGCATTAGGAGCAAAAAACAAGATGTCTATTGGTAATAGTATAATGAATAGAAATAATAAAAAGTTAACTATAAGATTAAACAAAAGGGGTGCTATGAATTATACAGAGATAAAAGAAATAAAAGATGAAATATCATCATGGCCAGTAAATTATGCAGGATCAACAGTTAAGTATGAAAACGGAAAAAATAGAGCATTATATCCAGTCGATTAACATAGTTATATAATGACATCTTACTTACTAAAGTAATATGAAAATTGTTTAACTAGAGATAATGGATTTGAGGAAAGAGGAGATGCAAATGCATAAGTTATTGATAAATTAAAAACATTAAACTTATTGATGAGAAGGGAGAGCGTATCTTGGTGTTTTGAT